CAGGGGCATAATGTCGATCAGTTTGCTTCGTGCAGGTTTGGCGAAGAATCTGCAGACTATAAAAGGCCTGCGTGTCGTTGAAACCCTTCCAGATTTAGTCAACCCCCCAATGGCTATGATTGGGCTGAATAAGATCACATACAATCAGCAGAATCAGCGTTCTATGGCCGAGTATGCGTTTCAGGTCACTGTCGTTTTGGGCCGTGTTTCGGAACGCACTGCTCAAGCAAATATGGATGTTTATGTCGCCCCTGCACAGGGTTCGGTAAAGTTTGCCTTAGAGTCTGATCGCACTTTGGGTGGAAATGCCTTCGATGTTTTCGTTCCTGAACTTTCAGCTATAGGGGCTGTGCAAATCAACGGTATAGACTACTTTAGTGCTGAGTTTTCGGTACAAGTTTTCGCAAGATAAAGGATAAATAATGGCAATTTTCGTGGCAACAGATTTTAGCGTTTCAATTAACGGATCTACTGCACTTGCTCCATACCTCACTCAGGTTGAGCTGAAAGCGACAGCAACCGATGTGACCACGACTGCGTTTGGTAGCCCTTGGGTTACTCGTGTTGCAGGTCTAAAAGAAGGTTCGTTAACTCTTACTTTGAATCAGGATTATGCTGCAGGTGCAGTTGACGCAACCCTCTGGCCACTGCTTGGGGCCAACGCAACGGTCGTGATCAAGCCTGCTAACACAGCTGTCAGCACTGCAAATCCGTCCTACACGGTAGTAGCCCTTGTGACAGACTCAACCCCAATTTCTGGGCAGATTGGGGACTTAGCTACGCTGAGCCTGACTTGGCCGACAACAGGGGCAGTCGTTAGAAGTGTGACTCCGTAACATGAACCAACTAAATCTACGCATTGAGTTAACTGATGGAACTGTTATCGAAGTTCTATCTTCTGCAGGGGACATCGTGAAGTGGGAAGATCGCTTTAACATTGGTATCGACAAACTTGAGAAAGTAACCCACCTTCTTTATCTTGCATGGCTTGCCGTATCAAGGCTAAAGAAAACAGGCGAAAACTTTGATGGCTGGATTGAACTTGTTGCCAAAGTTGAGGTTGCAGACCCAAAAGAATAAGCAGTTTGGGTGTTGATTCGTATCATTGGTTGATTGCGAATCTGGCTGTGGCCACTGGCATTGCCCCTTCAGCTTTAATAAACGAGTCTGATCGGATGATAAATACCATGTTGTTTGCGTTAAGGTATCAACGGAGTGGCGATGAGTAACTCTAATGTCGTGTTTAACGCTAAGCCTATTCTGAAAGCTTTGAATGAGCTTGAGCCGGGTTTGCGTAAGCAAATGTTAAAAGAGATGAAAGCCATCACTAAGCCTGCGATTAGTGAGATACGCAGCGTTATCCCTGCCACGGCACCGATGTCTGGTTTAAGTGTAAACAGGACTACCACTTCGATGCCTGACCGTGATTTTAACAACAATGGCGATGGGCGATTAAGTTGGACAGGGGGAAAGTATAAGAATAGAGTCATTGCCCCAGATAACGTCATCCCACGTTTCACTTCGGGCCGTTCACGCAAGCGAGCCGTTACTAGCCTATTTGGTATTTGGTTAAGAAGTCCGGGTGTTGCGATGGTGGCAACTGCAGGCAAGGGTTCTGGTCGCCCAGCTTATGCAACCACAAGAGAGTATCCATACAAAGGTGGTACGCGTAGGCACAAGAATAACGGTCAAGGTGAGGCGTTGATCCGTAAGGTTAAGAACACAGGTTTGTTTAACTTCTTTTATCGTGCAGGTGAAAAGCAACTGCCTAGTATGGAGCAAGAAGTAAAATTGACTTGGAATAAGTATTCATCTAAGGTTTCAAGAAAGCTCGGCTAATGTCTGTAATCATAAAACTGCTCTCCAAGTTTGATGACTCTGGTTTGAAGAAAGCCAAGGCTGGGTTTGGGGGGCTAACGAAATCTCTCGGTGCCATTGGTATTGGTATCGGTTTGAAGCAGATGACTGATGGTTTGTTGGATGCTGCAAAGGCTGCTTCTATTGATGCAAAATCTATGCAACTGCTAAATAATCAGCTGGTTCGTAACGCTAACGCCACAGATGCACAGGTTGCAGCAAACAACAAGTTTATTGACACGCTTGCTTTACAGGTGGGTATCGCTGACGATCAGTTACGCCCTGCCCAAGCACGTCTGGCAAGAGCTACAGGTTCGACAGCCAAATCGCAAGAGTTACTAAAGTTGGCTTTAGATGCCAGTGCCGTTTCAGGTCGGCCTTTGGAGTCCGTGAGCACTGCCCTTGCCAAAGCCTTTAACGGCAATACAACAAGCTTAAAAAGGATGTTCCCAGAACTGTCTAAATCTAAAGACATTATTGGCGACTTAACTCAAGCCGTTAAGGGTGCAGCTCAAGAGCAGGCTGATCCGTTTGCTCGAATGAATGTGGCCTTTGGGGAGCTACAAGAGAAACTAGGCAGCATTATCCTGCCTTACATTCTGGATTTCATAGATACGATGATGAAGCCCGGTGGTGCGATAGATCAGGTTGGGATGTTCCTTGAGGATGTGTCTAACCCAGATACTGAAGCAGGTAAAACTTTTGTGCAGGTAAAGGATGCTATTACTTCGACTATTGGAGCTGTAAAAGAGTTCTTTGGTTTCTTTGGTGATGGTGATGCCGTGAAGGGTTTCGCCAATATTGCTACTAGCCTTGTAAAAGCGTTGCCTGCACTTCTTGCACTAAAAGGAATCATGGTGCTTGCTTCTGGTGGTAAGGCTATTGCTTCTTTAGTCAGTGCGATAAGTATTCTTAAGGGTAATCCTGCTCCAAGTGTTCCCCCTGCTGCTGCAATCAACCCAATTACTGCTATTGCTGTTGGAAGTCAGGCTGCAACTTTAGCTGCTGCAAGTACTGCCCAAGACATAGTTAATAAGGATGCTGCTAAAACAGGCATGAAATTCAACGTTGTTTCTGCAACATTTACAGGAAGTATGGCCTTGCCACAATCAACAACTGGTGGAGCTTGGTGGGACAGAATGAAGAAACCTGCAACTAATGTAACTATCAATGTCACTAAGGCTGATCCTAAAGCCACTGTTGATGCTTTGAGTGCTTATTTGAAGCAGAATGGTAGTTTGCCTTCGCAACTGTTCTGGAACGCTAGGGGCTAATCGTGCCCTTGCCTACTTATCTCGTTGAATTACAGTTCGGATCTAGCAGTTACATTGATGTGACTCAGTATGTTCAAAACATCAGTCTAAATCGTGGGATAAACCGTAATCTTGACGACTTTAGTGCAGGCTCAGTTTCAATCACCTTTGTAAACAATAATCGGGTTTTTGACCCTCTTAACACTTCTTCGCCATTGTGGTTCATTTCTGGTGGTTATACGCTGGTTCAGCCTGCTGGGCGTATTCGTATCTCTAGCAACGGTGTTAGACGCTTTACAGGTTTCGTGCAGGATTGGGACTTTAGTTACAGTGACTCTGGATTTGACGGTCAGGCCACAGTTCAAGCTTTAGACCTGATGTATCGTGTCAGCAATGCTGCGTTTACTGGTGGCACTGCTTGGCAGGTTGAAGCTACAAGCGATCGCATCAGCACGGTCATGAACTACAACGGTTTTAGTGCATTTGAGTATGCAGGGGTTCGTGGGGGGCAAACTTTACTTGGTTACGATGTCAACAATGCAGGCGATAACGTTTTGGCTTATCTACAGAATGTGGCTAGGAGTGAGCCTGCAGACTTTTACAGCAATGCTTCAGCCGTGATGCAACTAAAAGATCGCAGTTTTACAAACTATAACTGGGTCAATACTTACAGGCAGAATCTGATCAAGTATCCAAACGAGTTATCTCAGGACACAACTGGCCCAGCAGTTACAGGTGGCACTGGTTTGGGTGATGGTTGGGTTTATGGCTGGCAGGGTGGCACTGCAACCCCTATTTTCGGTGGCACAGTCAACACTGCCCAGATAGTAAATCCTGAGCGTGTGATGTGGTATCAGGAAGTGGATCAACAGAAGATAAACCCTTCAGGCACGGCAACGACTTACGTCTTTTCAGGGTGGTTTAGGGGGTTGGGGCTAACAGGTTCAGGTATCACTGGAGCCTTGGTTTTGCTTGATGACACGGCTAACGTTTTGCTTTCTGCTTCAATGTTCGCTTCAGCTGCGACAGGTAATGACTGGACTAACATGAGAGCCACAGCAACCTACTCTGGAACAGGTGTTGTTGCAGGCTACTATTTCACTGCTGCTGCCCCCGGCACTTCAACGCTCTACAACTTTATTGGTAATGGTTTGCAGGTTGAGCAGGCTACGGCTATTGCGAACTATTTTGACGGTGCTTTTAACCCTTTTGCTTCAACAGCTTCCACGGCTTATCTGACTGCGTGGGCAGGTACACCTTACGCCAGCCAGTCGGGTTTGCTCACTAGCGTTGCCACAGCTGTTTCTGCACCTACAGTCCTGACTTTTGCTGACACCAACAGTCAAGGGACGGCCTACGGCAATGGAACAGGCATTCCGTTTACGGATCTGGAAGTTGTTTACGGTTCGGAGCAGTTGTATAACAAAGTTCAGGTTGTCGGAGTCAACGCTACAGCTGTCGTCGAGGATACTGCCAGTCAGTTGCTTTATGGTTTGCGTGGGTACGGCCAAACAGATAACCTCACCACTTCCACCACGAAGCCTGCACAGATCGCTGCAGCATTTCTAGGGGAGTTTCGTCTGCCAGAGTATCGGGCTAATCAGCTGACGGTGGCCTTGGAGTCTTTGAGCACTGTTCAGCAGACAGCTGTTCTAGCGATCGACATTCGTGATGTTGTTAGGGTTTGTTTTCAGCCGTCAGCTCAGGGTGCTGTGGTAGATAAGTATTATCAAGTTTTAGGTGTATCTGCCAATGTTGATGTTGAACGTGATGCCGTGACGCTGAATCTTGCTTCGTTAGATAATCTTTCTTTCCGTCTTGATTCGCCTTATTTGGGTGTTTTAGACGCAGGTATTTTGGCGTAGTAAAATAAGGGTTTAGGAGAATATTTATGGCTGCAACTAAAGTGTTTACTATTGGCGAAGTGCTTACTGCCAGTGATCTAAATGGCAACTTCAGCAAACTACCTTTTGCGACTTCAGCGTTCACTTATACTCAGGTTGCTACTGTTGCCCCTAACGTGACTGCTACTGCTGTTGCTGTGGTGTTCCCTGCTTCAAGGTTTAGTGTTGCCCCGATTGTGACTGTTTCAACTAACTCACCTTTTCTAACTGCTTTTGTTTCTGCTATTACTGCAAGTACAGCAACAATCAACGTCAGAAACAACGGTGACACTACTTCGGCTGCTTCAGCTATTGTTACAGGGTTTGCTGTTCAAATGACTTCAGGTACAGCTGCAGGATAAGGGGAATGATTATGTTGACTTGTAAGACAGAGAACTGCCCTATGGGTGACGAAAAGCATACGCCACACCCTGA